ATAGCAGCTTTGCTTTATCTTAAAAAAATTGTTCAGGATTTTGCCCCTGAGTATTCGAATTACAAGTCAGGGGCAAATATAAAAAATGTTTTTAATATTCCAATTAGAAATTATTTTTTATCTTTTAGGTCATCTAAATCATCCACTCTTGAAATTTTAGTGATTTCCTTGTCAAAAATGTATTTCAAATTAGTAATCCTAAAATTTCCACTCTTTGTTTTTGATCTAAATTTGTGATCTATTTGCCAACCAATAAATTTAGGTATGAAATTTTTATTTAAAGCATAAGCCCTATTTTCATATACTTCCAAAGTATCAAGAATTTTAAGCGCCCTATTATAAAAAGGCTTTCTATCTTCGTAGGTTTGTTGTTTATTAATCTGAAGCTCAATATCCTCATATTTATTTTTAAGATATAGAAAGTCTTCAAAGGCTTTTCTTACATTTATATCATAAACAGCCTCACTAAATGCACTGTCAAGCTTACCAAAAGATATTAGTTCGTAACTACCAAAATCATGCTGTGTTTCAAATAGATTTTGTTTTATCAGTTTTTCAGCTTTTTTCAGTGGGGTAGGTTGAGCAGCACATGAGCTGACAAGAATAACACATAGAATAATAAGTAGGTTTTTCATTTTAAGTGGATTTAAATTATTCGTTAAAACTAACAATTATTAATCATAAAAATATGCATTATCGCCGGGCTCTTCGGTGCGCATCCTTAGCCGAGCGCTCGGCCAGGCGAATAATATTAATGCCTAATGCGTTTGTCTGGCTACGATAACCATTCAGCACACTGGATACAAGTCCGCGCGAGCAACCGCAAATATTTGCAATGTAGGTTTGCGTTCCATGGGGTATGCTGTTGATCAGGTCTAAACGCCGGTGGCGTGGGGCTTGTTGTTTCATTAAAATAGTGTTAATTGATTACTCTTTTTTTCAGTCTCGTTCAGCAGCTTTTTTGCATTTATATTCAGATAATTGTAGTAAGTGCTCACGCTGATAAAGAACCTGGGCTGTATTACATGTTCGAAAACCCACACCTGAGTTACCCCGCGCGAGGTGTGCTCAAGCGTCAGGTTCTGGATCTCAATAATTCGTTTCAAGATGTTACGTCGGTTATAGGCCATATGCAAACATTTTTATTATCTTTGAATCGTCAGGTTCAAAGGGGTTTCTGTTTGCTCAGAGCCTCTTTTTTTATGATCTGAAAATGACGCTGTCTTCGTCATCCGGGTAATAGGTTGTGTCGATCTCGCCAGGTTCCATTTCTTCTATTTCAAAATCAGCTGTCTCCTCATCGTACAGCGCCATCCATACTGCAGCCACTGCCAATATTCCGGCCACCAGAATAATTACTCCAAGCGCTAATAAATGGGTAATTGGTTCAATGTCATTCATTGCTGTCGTTATTTAGTTTAGAAAATTGCAGCCTGGGCATTTTCACCCACTGCCCTATGGTATCCTCAATTAGCCCTCCAGGCGTGGTATGCACCGGATCAACCACGGTGTAAGCATCGCACGATAACATGAGCGGGATACAGATTCGCATGGCCCTGTGCCAGTCAGTGTTGGGTGTAATGTAATCGATTGGCGATACCGGCTCATAACCGTGCCCGCGTACAAGATCCTTCGCTCTTTCGTACTTGAGTCTAACCAGGTCAGTGCTCAATCCTGTAACCTTCGCAACGATATAGACCCTATCCATTATTCCTCGGTTTTAATTGCTCCTGTGCATCGAGGATCTCATACATAATCTGCTGCTTTTTTTTATTTAGCGTGTCAACCTTCCACCAGAGCGCGATATTGTAAATATCGTCGAGGCTCATTTTCGAGAGCTCCAAAATATCGTAGTATAATTTTTCGGCCATTAGAATAAAGATTGTTGTGCGTTTTTTTCCTTTTCACCTTCTTTTAAATAATCGTCGATCTGCTTTTCCATCGACTTGCACCGCTGTAAGATTAAATGATCGCGGTGCTTGAAGTACTCCTTCTGGAGGCTGCGCATCGTCTGCACAGCCTCCCTGAATTGTTTTGCGTCCATATTATTTGAATACCTTAAAATTTGGCTCATACCCTGTTGGAAATGGGGCGGCGGTGATCGACAGCGCCACCGATTGTTTCGCGCCCATTTGGTTCTTTACATCGGCCTCCACAAAGATGACCGATCGCGTAGGCTTATAAGCCGAAAGAACAATTTCGACCCCTTTTGTCAACTGCTCGTTGCGGATCTTGTCGGCAAGATTTCGCAAGTCGAGAATCCGGTTCGGCTTCAGATTCCCCTTAGCATCCTTCTTGAGCAGCTTATTGATCATTTCAACCAGGTTAGCGCTGTTCTCATCAACTGCAAGGGTGCCAATATATTCGCTGATGAGTGCAATACCCATGTCTAAAGTATCGTCAAACTCATCAACCTGCCGCCAGCCAATGGTGATAGAGCGGCCTTCATCGTCGGTAAAGGTGTGGCTGTTCTGTCCCGACTTAGCCCCGTATAACTCCTGCTTTAATTCAATGAGGGTAGCAAACTGGCTGTAAATATCGGCCTTCGCCAGGCTGAGCATACTGCTAATGTTTTCGAGGTTGACAAACTGACCGGCAACCGTGCTGTTGACGATCGATTTATAATTTTCGCGCTCTGATTTTTCGCGCTCCTTTTTTTCTGCAGCTTTGCGTTTCATTTGCTCCATCAACTCAGCCATTTGGTCTTCAGAAAGCTCAGCTAAATCAATTCTTTTTGTCTCTTTACTCATTTTAATAACTGTTTAAATGTTAATAATTAAATATTTGTGTCTCTAATTTCAAAAAGTAAACGGTCGTTCTCGCCGTTGGTATTTCTGTGATAAACCTTCACCATCCCATTTTCTCGCGATAGCCGGTAAGATGTCGAGGCACAATAAGCCGAGGCGCGAGGGATCAACAAAATTTGTGTCTTAAATTGGCTCTCAAAGTCTTCAAGCGTTTCGCAAGCCCATAGGAAGCCGCTCACCATTCTCCTAACCTTCATGTCATAAAGGTTGTGCCTGTTTGATTTTTGTTTTGCTATGATCATATTTTAGTCTATTTTGATTCTCGTTACGCATTCGGGATAGTCACCGCGCATCCATTCTCCACGCCGTCGCGAATTGGCTACATTCAAGTGCTGATTCACGATATTTAACCGCCTGAATTTATCGTTATCAAAACTTTCGTGCAGTTCCATAATTAAACGATGTTGCTCCCCCTCCAGCGCTGCGATCTTCCCGCCTAACTCCTTTCGCAGATCAACCATTATCGACTTAGTATATCGGTTTACCGCACCCGTTGTCTCGTTGCCCATGGTTAGTCTTCTATGATTAGGGAATTCTCAAGTAGCAGCGCCATTCTTCGGTCTCTGGCTGCCTTTGTTTCGAAAACTTCAAGCGTTTTCCAGTGGTAGTGCGCTTTGTCCTTATACTTAATCCTGGCTGACGGCTGATCGTCGCTCCGGAGGATCGTGAACCCGATTGCAATAACCTTTAGTTGTGATCTTTCATCCATGCTGATTTATTTTTAAATGGTACGGCTCAATGGTTACGATAACGCTCTTGGTTACCTTCACAATGCACATCCCGGCGCAGTAAGGGCATGGCTGGTAATAACCCTCCCCGATATCAGAACCATGCCGGGGAGTGCTTGTTTCGACGTAGACAGTCCCGGAGCCCTCGCAGCTTTCGCATATCCGGATAGATGATTTTGTGTAATTCTTATTCATCAGCCTTCAGGTATGGAAGTACCTCCATAATATTGCTCTCCGAAATTGCTGAAATTTCAAAGTCACATATCATCCCTTGCATTGACTCAGTAATAAGTTCATCGGCCAACTTGGTAGTATCAGAAAAAGCAAGGATAAACTGAGCTACTCTTTTTTCTTTTCCTGTCTCCTCATCGATGGCAATAAAGTTCACTTTTGCCTTATACCAGCGACTCCCATGATCGGAGGGAATGATCTCTGTTACATTTGTTTTAGCAATCTTACCAACCAAAAAATCACCGCTTACAATCGACTGGAGCTCCTTGTAAATACGAGCCTCAGCCTCTGTAAAGCTAATCGCATCGAGCAGGTAGGTTTCCGAAACCCTACGCTCATGGCCGGTCTCATCCATCCTTACATACTTTACTGTTACTTCAAACCAGGTGTTCATGCTATTAAGTTTTAATATTCTCCCGACTATTCGGGGTTGAGCCGGATATTGGACTCGAACCAATAACCCCAAAGTATCCCAAGCGCTCTAACCAGTTGAGCTAATCCGGCAATTTGCCGGGACCCGATCCCGGCTTCTTCACGCTAATTGACTTATGTACCATCTTACTTGTCATTGCTCCGGAGGGGGAGTCGAACCCCCTGAACCGTATCCGGTTAATTCAAATAAGTAAGCGTCTCAAGCTCCTCTTTTACTATTCCGCCAACAGCCTTGAAATCATGCTGCTTTTTCAGAAATGAATAGTAAATATTGATCAACCGGTCTTTTGGAATTTCGTTGAAACCCTTATACCCGGTTGCGCGGCAGGCAATTCCCTTTATTTTTTCGATATTCTTAGTTTGAGAGGTAAGGGTAAGCCAACCGTTTATGGAGGCAATCACGCGCTTGCGCCATTTATCAATCTCTGCAAGCTCGGGGTTGAGCTTTTTATCAAGTGCATCGCAGGCGCGTTGTAATTGATCAACCGAAAGGTACCGGCTACTTTCGACACCAAACCCGCCTATCAAGGCCGCTTTATCATCAACACTCATCCCAATCCGGGTGCATAAGGTATGGAACCTCTTCAAAAGCCAGGCTTGCTGGCGGTCGCATGTTGTTTTCATTATTTTTCGATTTTAAATATTATATTTTTTTCATCGTTTCTTGAAGATTCACAACAAACACCTGCAATCCTGAAATCCTTATTACAAAAAGGTGTGAGATCAAAAAAACAAGCGCCACAACCTTCATCATCAATATCCTCATAAGCCTTTAGCTGATTAAACTTATAGTCAAACACCTCTCCAATTTTTCTTTCCATCCTTTTTGTTTTTAGTCCTGGTTTCCTGGTAGTGCCATAGCCCCCCAGCATAACTCCGACATTTCATCGTTAATGATCAACTCACCACCGGTTGAAAACCGGCTCGTTACAAACGCCTTGAGGCCACGCACCTGAACATATACTTTGCTCAGTTTTTTTGCCATCCTGGCCACTGCCGGATAAGGCTCTTTGCGCTCCTCGTGTGCGAGGCAGATAATCAGCTTGCCAGGCAACTCGTTCAAAAACTCCCTGAAGGGTTTATTCCTGAACTCGTCGGCATAGATCGTCAGGTTATCAATGATGATGATCTTTGCCGTTTTGGGCTTGCTGAATTTTTCAATGATCTCTCCGAGCGTGAGGTACTCATCCCACATTATTTTATCAGAACTTGTTATCCCCGCCCGGTCACATGCATCGCGGAAGCTTTTATCTGTACCCTCCTCCGCTGATATATAGCTCACTTTTTCAGCTCTTGCGAGCTCCTTGGCTAACTGAAGCGCGAACCATGTTTTGCCATTCTTTTCCGGTCCGTATATCAGCCAGCAGCCCTTTGCCTCTGCTTCGCCGATTGCCTCCTTTAGAAAACCGTTTTGAAAACTTACCACACGCTCCGGCTTTTTGTCGAATAGGTTGCGCGTGGTAAGGCTTCGCGCCATTAAGCATTAGCGTTTAAGATTAATAAACTCTCAGCGCGGCGCAGTCCGCCAATATGCTCGCCATCGGTGGTGAGGCAACGTTTTACAATTGCGTTCAGGTTGGTGGTATCGGCCATATTCACGCTCAGTACGTCGGTGATCAGCTTGCGGTAGAATGCCAGGCGCTCCTGACGGTCGGGTGGTACCACGGTGGTGTATTTTTCGGAATACCTTGAGAACAGCTCTTTGTAACCCACCTTCTTACCGCTGATCCCCCGCTCGATCTTCGANCGCAGACCNTCNGCGCCCATCATATACCAGCCGCAAGCCCCCTCCGTGGCGTTCCACAGTTCCTTTAGCTCAAGAAAGGCCGTATAATCCAGGTCTCCCGCTTCGTCGATGATGATGACCGGCTTCGGGAGCATTTTGATGTAGTATTTAATATTCGCTTTTACCTCGAAGTACCGGCCCTTGTCATCTACCCCGATTGTCCTGGCCATTAACCTGACAAACTGCTGTTTCGTCTTAGCCTGGCTCGCATCAATGTAAAAGCAATTTTTGAGCGATTTAGCCAGGTACCTGGCGGTGTAGGTTTTGCCGATTCCGCAGTCATCAACACAGATTTTACCTTTTGAGAACTCTTTACAAAAGTTAATGTCCTCCTCAATCACGGTGAACACATCGGTGCGGGCGGTGTTCCACTTGCGCTCGCTCATCGTTACGCCTAATTCGCGTCCCAGGTTAAGCCAGCTGGTATCCTTGATCAGTCCGTCGCGCTCTCCGTTCTTGATTCTGTTGTAGACCGATCCGTTGATTCCATACTGGCGGGCGTAGGCTGTGTCGCTCCCGTCGAAATTGCCGCGTAGCCCCAGGAGGGCGGTAACTGTTTTTTCTTTGAATTCTGAAGTAATAATCATAGCATTTTAGTTTTTGTAGAGACGCACGATCGTGCGTCTGTGTTTAGAATCTATCTTTTAATGAAGTTTTAAATGTTGCTGAAATATCATTTAAGTCGTATTCATCCACCGGCTCAGGTAAGATCTCTACCTCCTCCACCCGCTCCCTGATGGGTTTATTTAATCCGGAGATTGAAAATTTATTATTGAGGGTCGCTGGCCGGTTATCTATGATGGTCACCTTGTCAATTGCGCGCTTGCGGCTATTGATGTACCCATCAATCGATGCCACGTATTTGCTCATGAGCTCACGAGCTTCCATGTCCTGTGGAGTCTGCTCAATCCTGGCACGGTTGTAGGTTGGTTTTGCAACTGCCTCGCAAATACAGCGATCAGTTCCCCTGAGGTAAACCAGCGCCTTCAGCACCTGACCTTCATTGGCGTCGATCCAGTAAATGTCAAGCTCGCGCCCTTCAACCAATTCCATCAGCCTGATTAAACGGTCGCTGAATGCGATCTTCCCGTTTTCGCCTAAGAGGAACTGTTGGTTCTGGAGCTTAATCATTCCTAAATTGCAGGTTGTTTCTGTTTTATATCCCAGGTAAGGGAGAATAGCCCTCCAGTTGGTCGGTTTCACATTGGGGTTTTGATTCTCAACAAATACCTCCCAACGGCTCTTACCTTTAATGGTTGGGTGCTCTTCGTTGTTATGATTCTCAATTGCCCTGAGGCTATTTTCAATTATTTTTTCGTATGGGATCATCGGAACCGGCGCTCCCCCAGGTTGGTTTGATTCGCTCAGGGCAAATGGCCGGGCAATAAATCCCTCCTCATTCTTGTCATGTTTATAACGCAGTACTTTATTTCGCGACTCGACGATTTTTCCCCTGGCATTGTTCGCCTCTATTCTCACGTGCTCAAACATGGCTCCCTCGCGCAGGAAGGTATCTTTATATGAGCTGTTCAGCGAGCTTTCAGCCTCAAGTTCGGCGGGCATATTCAAACCCCACTCTGTATAATTGCGTACCAATTGCCTGTAAAAATCTATTATGATACCGTCTTTTGTTTTACCATACACCCAGCAGGTCCAGGCATCGCTGGCCACATCCAATGCGTTGTAAAACCAAACTCTTTTACCCTTCGCGTATTCAAACGGCGGCTGCCGGTCATCAATTGAAATGATGCTGTTCGAAAATTTTGGTATATCAAGCGAGTGATAAGGCTTATATTTGGCCATTAGTTTCTGCCGGTCTCCGCTCCGGATAGCTTCGTTGGCGCTCCGGTTTTTCCATTTAGCCAGGTAAGATGAAATAGTAGCCTGACTAACCTGTTTAAATTCTTTCGGATCGTAAACTTCGCCCGTTTCGTTGTTAATCACTACAACGTGTCCGCCCAGAAACCCTTCGTACATGCGCGCCACATCGGTGGCCGTTGGCTTATTGGCCTGGGTTGCAAACAGGTCATTCAGGAGGCTTATCATCTCGTCACTCATTTTGAGGGCCGACTTATTACAAAAGTTTTTGTGGATTAGCTCGATGTACCCGTTTTTCTTGTAATCATTAAGTTTTCGGCGCAGAATGTCGGCGTTGGTACAAGGAAGGGTGTGGTTAACTTTGTCCCTGAAAGCGCTTGTTTCGGCTGTTACGATACTCCACACGTCGCTAATCGGGTTGCTTAAAGCTCTTTTTTGTTTAATATGGAGTTGGCGAACTTTCCCGATCAGATTTAATACTGATGCATTAATAGTGTACTCGTCAATAGTTGCATCACCTAAGGTATTGCCATCCGGTAGCTTGTGAATCATGAAGAAATCGAGTGCGCGGGGGTCTAATTCATAATGTTTCTCAAAAAGTGATTTTTTAATCTGTTTTTCAGGTTCGCCAAATTTCTCAATCAATACTTTTTGCCATTCATAAGGGAGGGTTGACCATTTTACCAGCATCGGAAGGTTTGGACCCTGGGCGCGAAGCCGTTTGATATAACCCTTTTCAATTCTCATGCGTAAACCCCTATCTCCAATCAATCGGAGGCTCCCATCGGCGGCATCACGACCGTCAACCAGGTATCTTGCCTGGACTCCGGTAATTCCGTTATGATATTCGTATGGGTTCATCTCAATTTGATTTTTTATTTGCTTAAATTCGTGGCTTCAAACTAAATCCTATGCGTTATGAGTACTAATGATGTTCTTGAAATAAGATTGGTTTTAAATAATTTAATTGTGAACTCCGCGCTTGTGTCCTCCCAATTAAGGACTTTAACTAATTTGGTTCTTGGTGTTTGTAAGGATAAATTACCGGTCGATCAGTACGAAAACGTTTATACAAACTATGTAAACACACTCGAACAAATGACCACCGAGGAATTAAACGGTATAGAGGGCGCTCTTTGGGGCTCTCCAGCATTTCTATCGCGGCAGCGGTTTGAGGCACTTTCAGCCAGCCAGATTCTAAAGGAGGACACGGCCTACGTCTCATCTCTTTAAAGCAACGCTCAAGAATATCACCTTTGTTTTCCGAGTGAACTTTCTGTTTTTTCATGATGTTCTAATTTAATGGGTTAAACTTTTTCGTTCGATTCCGTGCTGTTATATGCATCGTCCAGTAATACCAGCGTCATTACCGCGCAGAGTGCCGCAATAAACCATTGGTGAGTTGCACCGTAGAAGAGGGCAGATGCACCGGCCACGGCTCCGGTTAATAAAAAGAATCCGGCAAAAATCTTTGAGGTTGTTTTCATCGTTTTGAGTTATTTTCAGTGAGTAATGCAAGTCCGTAAGAAATAACAATTGCAAATATTACCGCCAGGCAA